CCTTTGAGAAGGCGTTTGTCGAAGCTGAACTTCTTATGCGCAAAGCGCTAGGAGATATGATCGAGAAAGAGATTAGGCTTGAAACTAATCCTGCCACTATCGTAGGATTAAAGAAGGCTCAAGCGATCATCATTGGAACCAAAGTTGAATCTTAAAGAGATTTGGGACCGCGCCTTCTTAGAAGAGATTGGCGCTATCGAGCATCGCACGAAGACCAACCCAGTTGACTGGCGGCGTGGTGGTCGTGCAACCAAAGAATATCCCGACAAGGAAGACAAAGCGTGGTGGGATGCAAATGGTTTTAAGATGTTTGAGGACTTTGTTCTTGCGTTTAAGAACAACGGTTGGAAGGTGTGGACAGCACCGGATGGTAAGCCCGGCATTGAACTTCCATTTGAAGTGATGTTTGGCGATGTGCCGATCAAAGGTTTTGCCGATCTAGTCTTTGAGAATGTTGATGGCTCACTTACTGTTGTCGATCTAAAGACCGGTAAATCCACACCAGACTCAGCGATGCAGCTGGGGGTGTACGCATCCTGCATTGAGATGATCTATGGCATACGCCCACAGTACGGCGCGTACTACTCAGCTCGTACTGCCACGCTTGAACCAAGCGAGGGCATGGAGCGTTGGTCTATACCGGTTCTTACCGAGCTATTTGCTCAGTTTGAACGCGGATTACAGGCCGAAATTTTTTTACCCAATATCGGCATGTCGTGTTCGACATGTGGAGTAAGGGACTATTGTTTCGCCGTTGGCGGAGAACTTTCATACAGCGTTGACCCACTAGCAATAATCAAATAAAGGAGAAAGAAATGGCAGCAAACGAAAGCACAAAGCTCCAAGTCAATTTTAAATTGGCTGACGGAACTTTAATTAATCTATACGCAGACAGCGCGGCTGAACTTGAAGGTCAGTTGCAGTCAATCAGTGACATGGCTCAGTTGATCTTGGCCACTGGCTCTGACTTTACTAACAAGGGCAACATCGCTTACGCGGTTAAGTCACTTGGCGCAACTGTGATCGATGAGCCAGTATGGGCTACATCAGGTCCAGCACCACAAGCTCATCCACAACATCAGCCAAATGCTCAAGTGCCATCTGGATCTGAGCATGCTTGTAAGCATGGACCAATGAAACTCAAGCAAGGAGTTAGCGAAAAGACAGGTAAGCCTTGGAGCGGATACTTCTGTACTGCGCCAAAGGATCAAGCCTGTGACGTTAAGTGGAACCGATAAGTATTAACTGATGCTATCGCTGTCACAAGCAGCGGCTAAGTCAGCAAATGATCACGCTATTCTTCCGGATCTATTCCAAGTCCTACAGGATGAGGGAATTAGATTTAGACGTGGTCAACTAACGATGATTGCCGGCGCACCCAACGCCGGCAAATCATTATTAGCATTGCACTTTGCCGTTCACATGAAAGTACCAACGCTCTATATCAGCGCTGATACTGATGCTTACACGACTGCGATTCGAGCTGCCGCAATGGTTAGCGGACATAAGGTGGCCAGCGTTGAAGAGGCGTTTGCTACCGAAACAGGCGTAGAGTTTTACCAGAGTGAGTTAGATTCAATTACTCACTTGCGGTTTGACTTTGCTCCATCCCCTACTCTTGATGAAATTGATCTATCCATTCAAGCCTATGCCGAAGCATACGGAGAGTATCCTCATCTTCTAATCGTGGACAATGCAATGAACGTTGTATCGATGCACGAAAACGAATGGTCAGGGCTACGCGAAATTGCCAAGGCTATGCACCACATGGCTAGAGAAACAGAAGCTGCGGTATTCCTGCTGCACCACACCAGTGAAGGTGAAGGCCAGCCGGATATGCCACCGAGTCGCAAGTCCATCCAAGGCAAGATCAGTCAATTGCCTGAAATGATCGTTACAGTTGCTTTACTTCCCGACACTGGCGAGTTTCGAATTGCAGCGGTTAAGAACCGCTTTGCAAAGAATAGTGCTAGTGGTAGGCAATATGTATCTTTATGGGCAGACGCATCGCGTATGTCCATCTGGAACTATCGTCAAACCACCCAGCACAATTGGAGCTATGAGTGAAAGATTACCTGTGGGACAAGCGCAATTGGGAACAAGCAAAGGAGCCAACCCCGGAGATGTATGACTTAGCGCGTCGCTACCTTATTCGCTATAACGCACAAGACTTGTTTGGTATGCTGGGCCTATGACAAACGCAAACAAGCGCAAAGGCACTCAGTTTGAAACAGATGTTCTTGGGTGGTTCAGGGGAAGACTACCCAAGGCAATGACAGAAAGGCTTGCTCTCGCCGGGGCCAACGACGAAGGCGATCTTGTTCTTATGGTCGCGGGCAAGCCTTATGTTTTTGAACTGAAAGCAACTGCGCGGTTAGACTTGCCAGAGTTTTGGCGGCAAGCAACTGTCGAAGCGCAAAACTACGCAAGGGCGCGTGGGCTAGATGAGGTTCCACCTTCATACGTTATTGTCAAGCGACGCAACGCAAGCATTGAAGATGCTTGGGTGATTCAAACATTAGACCAGTGGGCTAACATCCATGATGATCCACAAGCCTGATCTTGGAGCAGTTTTAGAAGCGTATGGCTTGACCATACAAGATCGTTACGGCTGGGTACCATGCAAGTGTGTAGTGCATGATGACAGCCACGCAAGTGCTGCATATAACTTAGAGCGACAGCAATACAATTGTTTAGTCTGCCAATTACTTGGTGACGTATATGACGTTGTAGCTCGTAAGGAAAACTTGAAGGAGTTTATTGATGTTAAACGCAGAGCAGAAAGCCTTGCTAACGGAAGCAGCCGAAAGGTACGCGCAGCACATAGACCCGCTGGCTCAGTCCTACCTACAGGGCCGAGGCATAAGCCCGGAAGTGGCAAGTTTATTCCTTCTTGGAAGCGTAGTCGATCCTAGTGTTGGCCATGAGCATGCTGTGGGGATGCTGTCTATTCCTTACATCACTCCTAGTGGTGTGGTTGGAATTAAATTCCGAAGACTAGATAACGGAACGCCTAAGTACCTATGGCCTACAGGGCAGAAGATTGGGTTATTTAATGTTCAAGATTTACATAAATCCTCAGACACAATTGCGATCTGCGAGGGTGAGATTGACACGATTGTTCTTAGCGGTTGTGTTGGTATTCCTGCTGTTGGCGTTGCTGGCGTTAGCCAGTGGAAAGCCCACTTTCCGAAACTTTTTGAACCGTACACAAAAATCTTGATCTTTGCCGATAACGATATAAAAGAGGATGGTCGCAACCCCGGCCAAGAGCTAGCCAAGCGGATTAAGGAAGACTTGCCATCGGCCATTATCGTTGGCCTTCCCGGTAACCAAGACGTGAATGATCTATACTTGGCCTATGGTAAAGACTGGTTTGATGAGAGGTTAGCAGCATGACTATTGTTCCTATAACATTAAAGACTGCTAACGAATTTATTGCTGCTCATCATCGCCACCATAAACCCACGCAGGGACATAAATGGTCCATTGGTTTAGAGCATAACAATGAAATTGTTGGCGTTGCCATTGTGGGCAGACCGGTAGCTCGCGGGGCAGATACTGGCCTTACGGCAGAGGTGACAAGGCTTTGTACAACTGGTATAAAAAATGGCTGTTCTATGCTTTACGGAGCTTCAGCTCGGATAGCCAGAGAAATGGGTTATACTAAAATACAAACTTATATTTTAGATAGCGAATTAGGCGTTAGCCTTAAAGCTACTGGTTGGAAAATGGAAGCTCTTACGGCAGGCGGTCAATGGAAGCACACCGATGGCAAAGAGCGCAGAACAGATCAGCCAATCGAAAAAAAACAAAGATGGGCTAAAGAATTATGACAACCATCGCAGCCATCGAAGGACCAGACTGGGTAGTCATTGGCGCAGATACTATGTCCTCTACTGAGGATGGCTTTCAGATCACCATTCCCAACGGAAAAATTTTTAGAAATAGTAATATCGTCTTTGCCGGTGCCGGCGCTGTGCGCGGCATAAACATCCTTGAGCATGATTTTGTGCCACCGCAGATCACGGTCAAAGACATGGACAAGTACATCACTAGGCAGCTCATCCCTGCCATGCGCAGAAC